GTCAGCGTCCAATAGTTCGCCAACATTTGTTGTGACTTCCGTTTGTGCCGCGTCACTCACGGCTTCGATCCCCTTATCGCTCATGCTTTTTTGTAGCCCGCAAGTTTGGCTGGCAGCATTTTTGGGGAATGCAGAAACCCGCTCTTCTTGAACGCCTATAAAGCGAAGTTGGCAAAAAGAAAGCGGGTCGGGGGGTTGGTTTGGGTGGGTTTAGGCGGGTTTGGGTGGGTTTTTGAAAATGCTATTGGGGAAGAAAAAGCCGCCCCGAAGACGGCTCTTATGGGCGCAGGCGAATTTTCCAGAAATGCGCGTCAACCCTTTTTTTTATTTTTTTATTTCCTAACAACCAGAAACATTTTCCAGCCGAAACCCCCCGATTTCGTGATTTTGGAAAATCCAGTTTGATATAATGGTCGCCGCCTATCGAGTGATGGGCGGATTAACTGAAACTAAAAACACATATAAAACAGTGAGATGACTGAACTAGAAAAACCAGTTGTAAGAAAATCGAGGCTAACCTCTTATCATGCTAGAGGTAGAAAGCTAGTGGTCGCATTGGAGGCAACCGACACAATATCTGTAAGGGTGTTGGGTTGCCGAAAAGAGTCGGCAATGTCCATGACATTTGAAGACTTCTATTTCAATAGGTGCTTGGCAAAGGCTGAAACCAAGCGTCGAAAAAAGGTAAAAGCCAAACGTGGCCAAAGGCTATCACAAAAGTAAAACAGTGAAATGAAAGAAATAACAAAACTAGATCAAATCAAAGAAGTCTACACCAAGCACTTGCTAGGTGAAGCGTTTCCAATTCGCATATATTGTCCTTCTAATGATGGCGATTATGTAAAAGCTGACGAAACGGTTACAGAAGATCACATCAAAGTATTAGTTGAAAACTTCGAGCATTGGAGTTTTGACTACGAAGACGGCACTGTCCGAGACACCGAAGCCATCTATCAAACGCATCGAAACATCGCCAGAGACTTGGCTAACCAGATAAGCCCTAAATTGTTAATACTATGATGAACGCGCCCTCGCCCTCTTAACCGGGGGCGGGGGTTTACAAAAAGCCGCCCACCCCATTATAGGATGAGCGGCCCACTACTAATATGGACTACGTTATACCGACATATCAGTTGAGCTTCGAGATAGCACGCTCCCTTAACTCAACCAAATGGTTCTTAAAATCCAGCAGCGCATCGGCGCGGCCCGCTTGATGAATTCTCGCCTCACCAACCGTGTCCGCGCTAACCGCCGTGACCATCTCCACATCGATGGCGGCGTCCAGATTGTCCAGCAAGGATTCCCAAAGCGGATTCTCGCCCTGCCACTGGAACGCTGTTAGATTTTGCATCATGTTACCTGACTCACTCCAATGCGCCCGATTTGCGCGTTTTGCTGCTGCATCAATGACATTTGCAGATTCTTTGTGTAGTTCTCGAACAGTTGCCTAAACAACTCGTCGCCCTCCAGCGCGGCTTGCGCCTTCGGGTTTCGCCCCACAATCTCCTGTGCATATTGCATCTTGGTCTGCGCCGCCGGGTCGTTCTCCGTGTAACTGGCCTCGTTGCCCAACATCATCTGGCCAATCTGCCCCTTAACGTCCTCATACATCTTCTGCGAAGCCGGGGCTTGGTCGATGATAAGTTCCTCCGCAATGTCGGGACTGATCGCCCTCGTAATCATGCCGATTAACTTGTTCCGATCCAGCACTCCAGATACGTCCTGTGGCACAACGTACTGTGCGATGTTTGAGAGTTTGCTCTCCACATATTCCGTGTCCAGTTCCCGCACATCATATTTCAACACAAAATCAAACTGGTACATGTCTGATTCTGGAACGATGTCGGTTCCAGTGATGCGGGAGATTTCTTCGGGCGACAAATATTGCAAACTCAACTGGAACATTTGCTGATACGCCTCTGTCCACACTGTTAACCAGTTATTCACAAACCGCTGCTGCTTGATCTGCGTCTGCACGGACGGCACTCTCTCATTCGCCCGGCCAAAATATTCGTCGGCCTGACGCGATACAGCTTCAATCAAGTTAAACGCTGTGCTGGGTTGCCGCGCCGGGGGGCGCATGAACTCATAGTCTCCAGCCTTCATCACCGGCAACTGCACCGCCGGGCCAACCTTGTTCGCCAACCCCAACCGCTTGTTCACCATGATGGGCGGCAGTGTCTCGAAACTCGTCGAGTCGTATATCGAATCCCGCTGGGTCTTGATCTCGTCCTGCCAAGTCTGACAAATCTCCGGCACTCCACGGCTCTCCGTGATGCGGCGTTTGAGTTTTTCCCGGCGATATTCCACAAACGGATAGCGGCAGTGAACGTAGTCGAGTAGTTCGTGCTTCGCATGAATGTCCTCGCCGCCCTCGCCCGTTTGCGCTATCGGGCTGAATATCGTGTAATAAATACCCGGTATGCTGTTGTCGTCCAGTTGGCGACTGTACGCATACACCACTTCAACCAGATTGTCCTGCCGGTCAACATGGTCACTGGTCAAGTCGCTCAACTGCGTGCTGAAATCATGGAACTCCGTTGACCTTCCAGCCGTCTTCACTGCGGCCTCAACCCAATCCTCGTTCCAGCCCTCGTCCACAACCTTGGCCCGCAACTCCACCTCCGTCATAAACATGCGACGAAAGATCACCCGCGCCGACTGCAAATCCACGGTTTCGGGCGGCAGACTAATCTCCTCCCACGGCTTCAACGCCACAACCGCCGGTTGGTTCACCGCCAAGTATGCCTGTGGAAGCGTCGTTTCTCCAGAGTCGCGCAGTTCCTTGACTGCCCTCCGCGCCTTGCGCTTGCCGAGGCCGGGAAATTGCGCCTGCAAAATCTCCACCACGGCAGTCTCCGACTCTGGATCATTTATCATGTCAGGCAAGGCTTCCAGTTCGCCCCCCACTTGCTGCGCCAAGGCCAACACCTCATCCATCGTAACCTTGCGCCCCTTCACCGCGCTCTTTTGCTCCCACCCAACAAACAAAGCACCCCACCCATATTGCTGCCCATATTGGGCCAACAACTCGGACTCGCGGTTTAGTGTGTGGTAGAGCTTCGTGTCGCGCTGCCACCTCATCATGTTACTCGCCACTCCAGCCGCTTGGGAGTCGCCAATCTCGGTTCCCCCAATCTTCAGTGTGGCCCGGCTAAACGCAGTGGTCAGCACATCCACCGTGTCGTTTATAATCTGGTCGGCCAACGGTATGCGGGTGTCGCTCGCGCCCTCCCAAGGGAAGGCTTCTTTCCCCTCTGGTAAGCTCTCGCTGTGCTTGCGCCCGTCCGTGGTTTGCCCCGTCCAGCGTGTGAATCTAATGTTGTCCACATTAGACACTTTATCCAGCGACTCGCCATCGTGGAGGCTGCGGCTATATTCCGCCGCCAACTCCCTCACATCCGGTGTGTCCGCTGCCTTTGCTAATTTATCTACTGTCTCCATCTTTCTTTCCCCCCTTTAAGTGTTTAATCAAATCATCCCTATAATACCGTCGCTGGTTCCCCACTGTTCGGTAAATTCGTAGCGCATTCAGCTTTGCAAGTTTCGCAAGCTGCTTCTGGCTCAACCCCGTAACTGCCGCCGCCTCATCGGGCCTCACCAACACTGGCAACTCAAACAATCTCATTAATATGTGCCAACCGCCGATCCAGCGAAGGTTTTGTCGTTTACGAAAATCGGCTCCATCACGGCCAAATATCGAAGCGTGTCTATGCAGTCCTTGCTCGCGCCCTTCTCCCCGTCGCGCCCCGTCCACTCTTGCAAACTATAAATCAAGTTGCCGCAGTCCTCACTTATGTAGAGGCTCGGCTCATTAACCGCCGTGATGGGGTCGTTCTGGTCGTAGTTCAACCAATCATTCACAATGGTTAAACCGTTGGCCACCGAGATTCCAGCGGCCTGCTCAAAATACATGGGGTCTTCGCCTTCCCCCAATAAATCAATAATGCTTGTGCCGCCCTCGCGCCCCGCCGCTTGGCTGGCTCCAGCGCGAGGATCAATGTATCGCACCTCGATGTCCTCGCCCTGCTCCAAGTCGCCAATAATCTCCTTAACTTCTGGAAGTCCACGGCCAGCCCCCACACTCTGCGCCGGGCCGGGCGCACCATCAGCCTTGTCCCCCGGCACGGCCCACTCCCCATACTCGGCCAGATTGGGCCACTCCCTATAAACATATTTGCGCCCTCGATCATCCACCCTCAACCAAAGCACAAACCAGTTCCGGTTCCACGCCGGGTCTACGGCCATGTAGTTTGTGCCGTCCTGCGGAATCTTGTCGGCTTCCAGTGTGTGGGCCTCACAAAATTTCGGAAACTGGCTTCCAGCAAGATTCTCCGCATACCCATACGCCCGCAACTTAATCTGCACACTGTTCTCCCCGTTGAGAGTCTTGGTCATCTCCTCATACGGATTATACGGGTTCATGTCGGTGAAGAACCACATCAACCTCGCGGCGGCGCGGCGGCACTGAGCCGTGTACGGCATGGTTCCAGCCGGGCAACCGGGAACATTCACCGCGCCGGGCAAGAGCGGACTCGGCCTCGTCTCCAGCACCCGGTATCCAGACAAATATTCCTTCACCGTGGGGGTGTAGCCTTCCACGGGGGTGAAGGTGATTAGTAGCCTTCCAGAGAGGTCGTGGCTGGAAGCCCGCGTCACCAACCGAAACCTCAACGTCTCAATCCACGGCAACGGCACAAGCTCATCACACCAAATCATATCCACCTCTCCACCCTCAATCACCCGCATCTCCTGCGAATAATTCATAAACCAGCACTGCGATCCGTTTGGGAGAACAAACGTGTTTTCAGTGAAGCCATTTTTCTGGCTGAAACTCACATTTTGCACGCGACCCTTCTTAATGTTCTTCCACTCGGTCGGAATATATTTGTAAACGAGTTGCTGCTGATCCCGAATACTGGATTGAGCCGTCATCCCCAACACCCAAACCTTCGCGCCCTTCTTGGCAGTCATCATCTGCACTATGCGCTTCGCAGCGAATTCTGATTTGCCCGCCCGGTTGCCTCCTTGGATCAGTAGTTCGCCGCA